TCGGCCAGTTCGTCAGCTTGCTCCTGCGTCAGTGTAGCGAAGTACACCCACGTTTTACGGAGTTTGGCTACGATCTGGTCGGGAGTCAGGGTTGCGTGCTTGTTCAGTTTCTCCAAAAGCTTCACGACCCAACCTTTCAAGATATGATTTGCGGAAGCCCTTGCCCTTAGTCAGAGCCTGTTGATGGAGAGCATTCAGCCATCGTTGGTATGGTGTCATTGGTGCCCCCTAGACGATTTGAACGTCTATTTCAATCCTGAGAGGGATTGTGTCCTAAGCCGTTAGACGAAGGGGGCTTAAGGTTTAACGACCGATCTCGTAGATTACACGAGCCTTGGCCAGAAGCTTGGCCCGTTCGTTGTCTTCTAGCATACACCAGAAGGCAGCGTCAGGCAAAAGCTCATAGGCAATCCGCTGAACATGATACTTGCGGAAGTATCGGGCTACGGCCCAATCAACAATCCGCAAGAACCATATTCCGATGACGAAGCCAATCATCCGAACAATCCTTCGAAATAGTGGGCCACGTCCTCGGAGTTGAGCGTGGAGTCGATGCCCTGCATCGTGTGGATAGCGGGACGCTTGAAATCATTGCGCCATAGCACCTTGATCGCATCGGCCACGGTCGGGCTGGTGGTCTGGTACAGGCGGGCGACCTTAGCGGTGTCGTAGTTGACCAGATCGTAGCTCAGCGAATGGTTGCTGGTCCCATCGGGGTTACGATAGGCCACAGCCGAAGTCCCGTCCTGATCCGTGGTCACGAGGAAGAGCATGTCCCTCTTGTGGTCACGGCTATTGAACACGCCGACGACCTTGATGGTGCTGATGCCTATGTTGTCACGGGTACGGACGGGCTTGTTGAGGTCGAGAGACATCAAATGTTCCTTAAGTTTTAAGACATTGCTAAAAAGGACAGCGAGTCCCGATTCGAACGGGATTGACAGAAGCAGAGCAATACCATGGTGGCCACCAGTTTGCATCGCTGTCCATTTTAACAATGTTGGGGCGAACCATCACGCGGTCCAGAGTCCCTCACCCAGCGCCTTAGTGGGCTGGTCCTAATTGGGTCTGGTAACGGATCAGGTTCGCGCCCCGTAGTGTTTGGTTGTCAACCATCGATGCCCGGAGGCTTATGGTGCTGCGATGTATCGCGGTCCTGACTTGGGGTGTCAGATTACCCTCGCCGCGCCGGGTGCAGTCCTAACGCATTGTTCGTCTCCTAATGCCGTCGAACGGTCAGCGCGCCGCTTTGATGGCGTCTTCGAGCAGGTCCAGAACCGCGTCGATGCCGAGCTTGTCGTTCACGTCCTCGGGATACATGCCGAGGTGGTTGTACGAGAAGTCACGCAAGAACACGTTCGAGGGAAGGGCGTAAATGCCCTGACGCGGGTTGAAATCCGGGTCTGAGGCGACGACCGCTGCCAGAATGCAGTGCGGTCCCGGCTCACCGATGCGCTTGCCGCGATCCGTGAAGCTGTGCTGCTTCAGGCCGTGGGTCAGGATCAGGTTCATTGCGTCGGCGTACACCTGCTGTCGCGGGTTCAGCGGCTTGGATCGCGTCTTGAGGTAGATGCCGATTGGCACAGCGAGGGCGGCAGCGAGAACGAGGCACATGATGATGGTGGTCATTGTTTTTTCTCCAGTTAAAATTTAATCAGAAGACACTGGGTGGGGTCCGAACCCACACCTTTAGTGAAATAATTTCACGTCCACGGGTCCGAGCCGTGCGCTCTACCAATGAGCTAAGCCTGAGCTTCGCTTCCGAGCTACCAGTGTCTTCTGATTAAACAATAGGCGGGGGAGATTGCCTCAACGGTTACATGATAGCCTCCTGCGTTGTCGGACCAGAACCAGAGCCGTATTTAACCTCGTAAGGTGGGAGTCGCTGGGGGGACGCCGCTTCTGGGTATCATTCTGGGCCGATACCAGATTGCTCGAACTGGGAGCGATCTGGAATTGGTCCAAAGTCAGTTTCACATATAATGCAATTTTCTTTACCTTTCATTGTTATACCTATATTCCTTATCCTTTGAATGGCTACATACTTATTAAGAAAAAATAGTATATAGGTATAGTATAACAAGGAAATGAAGGAAATTTTAACAGATATGGCAAAGTGACTTCAGGCTCCCGGAATGAGAGCCTGAAACCAAGATGGCATGGCGGAGCTTGAGAGAAGGGGGTATTTGCGGATGAGGCTGATCCCCGCTTGCGTCAAACGGTACACCCGAGCGGCTTCACGCCATGTCATGCCATTGTGGATGTCTTCCACGATCTGGATTTTAACCCGGATCGGCTTGACGCCCCGAAACTGGGCCAGCCGAATGCAATCATCACGAGTGATGGATTCATAATTTTCGATTGCTTGAGGGATCAGGCTTTCGGAGATTGCCTTGCGGTAGTTTCGTACGCCGTCCTCTTCACGCATCAATGCTCGTGACCACCAAGCGGAGGTGAAGCCGGGGGTCAGCATGGCGATGTTGAGATCGTGGCGAACCCAGTCGGGAAGGCTTGGCCATTCTTGAGACTTGATGCGTTCAAGAGTTGGTGACAAGCCTTCCGTCAGAATACCAGCGTGGTAGAGCATCAGTCTTCCGGTTCCTGATACTCTTCGGCTTCGATCAGGTAGAATGTGACTGTTCCGCCTTCCGGGATCAGGCCGTCGTCGCTGATCGGTGCACCCCGGTAGTGGAGCAGGATGGCCGACTTGAACGAGTCGTGAGCCGGAGCCATGTCCGCAAAGCGGGTGGATCGAATTTCGGAACCAAAGAACTTGCGAGCCAAGTTCTCGTGGGATGGCCGAGTGGCCACGATCTGCGTGTTGGGACCGACCAGACCCTGAACGAGGCCGAGGTTCTCGATTTTCATCTGATGAACCGAGGCCATGTCACCGAACATGGTCGCACTGTACGTCGTCAGGACGTAATCAACGGGGAGAGTTCGCATCGGTTTCCTTAATTTTTAAGTGCTGTTTCATTGTTATGCACGAATAACAGGCAGGATGCAAGCATCCCGGCCCGTTATTTAGCTCGTAAAATGGGGGCGTACCGCTAAACACCCCCTGAGGCTTATTTTAAGCGGCACCAGAGCCCGTTATCGAGCTTGACCACCTCCCGGTCCCTAGACAGCGAGAAAACCTCTGAGAGACGCTCTGAGACGGCCTGACACCGATTCAGGTCCGGGCTCTGGTCCACATACTCAGTGCCAACCAAGAACCCGAGGGCGAAACCGAACGCAATCAGGGATGCGATCACAACCACAACCCGGATCACTTGCCCATCACCAGATTGCGGGCCTGCATCAGGCGATTGCACCGACGCCGAGCTTCGGCAGCGCGGTCCAGAAGCACAGCCTTGGCGTGTTCGTGTTCCTGCTCCATACGGCGAACCCGAGCCTGAGCCTGATGGCGGCTCTCGGGCAGCTTGCCCCACAGATCGAAGCCCTCAATCGTGGGTGCTTCCTTGGGTCGGCCGAACTCGTCGAAGCTCGTGCGCTGCATGGGATCAACCGCGTCGTGCTGTTCACGAATGCGGAAAGGTTCGTAAGTTCCGGCGATGTCCATTTTGAAAGTTCCTTGGACTTAATTTTTAAGCGGCTTTCTGCTTTTCTTCGCAGGCACGACGGTACGCCTCCTCGGCCTCACGCTCTTCGCGTCGGGCGAGTCGTTCCTCGTTCGTCATCATGTCACAGTTCTCCGTCCGAACCAGAACCCAGCCCTGATTTAGGTCTAGGCTCTGGTTCGGGGGGTGGCAAGAGCCACCCCACCGGGATCATTGATCCGCTTAAGTTTTAAGCGGCCTTGGACTTGGCGATGGTCGCCGCCTTGAACGCCTCCACCTTGCCGATGAGATCGAGCATGGCGGCGATCTCGCCCGGAGTCAGGGTCGCCGCATCGGCGTCGGCATCGAACATGGCGGCGACTTCACCAATCATGGCCGACCGATCCTGCTCCACGACCGGAGCGGGAGCCGCCTCGCGGGGATCGGGCACCTTGGAGGTGGCTTCCGAATTGGCGTCCGTCGCCGCGCTGTCCGCTTCCGCCTTGTCGGCGGCCTTCTCCGCATCCTTGATCGTGGTGGCGAGCGTGGAGGCGAGCAATTCGCCCTTGATGAACGTCGCCTTCACGTCATCAGCCAGCGTGGGCCATGCGAGGACAATCGTCTTGCACATGGTGCCGAACACGTTGACTTGGTTCTGCTCCGGCTTTTCGAGCGTGGCGAACTTCATCGCCTTCTTGACCGCCGCCCACTGATCGGTCCAGCCGAACCCTTCGACGCCGACGCTGAGGATGAGATTGTAAGCGAGCTTGCGCTTGTTGTCGCGCAGGGTGCGGAAGTTCGTGCCCACCGTCTTTGCGAGCGAGAGGGTCAGGTCGTGAGCGGCGCAATTCGTGAGAGTCGACATTGTGTGTTCCTTTGTTTGAGAAGTTTAAATTTAAGTGGGTTGGAAGCAGGCACAGTTCCTCGTGGCTGGGTGGACCCCGCTACCAGGTAGCCATGCGATACCATGGGCTAAAAGCCCCCTTCCTTCCCTTCCTTCGCCTACCGGGTGGCCCCGTGCCCCCCTGACCATTTTGTTATAGGGGGGGTGGGGGGTAGGATAAAGGGCTTTGATGCAGTGTCTGGTTCAGGTTCGGAGAAGGGTAACACGTTGTTTTTGCACGCTTTTTTTCTATAGGGGGGGGTTATGACCCCCTGTTTCTACTCCAGAAAATTTTTCGATTTTTACGATTTCTAAAAATTCCCACTTGACTCCGACCCAGAGCCTGTGCCAGAGGACGGCTCTCATTTGGAGGCACCCTATGAGACTGACACCGACTGAGTTCCGGGCACTGTTCGAAGCAGCTCGAACCGAAGAACACCTCTACAATAAGACCGCGTGGCGACACAAGGCTAGTGGAGCAATCTATCGGATTGATGGACTGGCTTATGACAGTGATCGGGAAGAGATCGTTGTCCAGTATGTTGCGTATGAACTTGGTGAGTATAACGAATACTCTGCCATGTTCAGCCATCTGAAATCCCGGTTCCTTGATAGCTTTGAGCGTGTGGAACAGGTACAGGTATGGCAACCCGTAGTTGTTGAATAAGGAGGTACATCGTGAAAGCATTTCTCATTCGTTACTTCGCCAAGGACATCACCTCGCTCTTGGCTCTGTTCAAGACCCTGATGGTGGAACTGGATACCTTCGTGGAGAAGGAGCAGGTTCGTGTCACTGAATTGGAGGACCGCATCGTGGCCCTTCAGGCTGAACAGACCGATGCCGTCCAGAATGCGGCCCTTGCTACCAAGCTCAAGGCCAATCTGGGGACGACAGTAGCGTGATCGCCCTGATTGACGGCCAGTTGTACGAGATGTCCCCGCTGACTAGGGTCGGCGGGGATTTCTCTTTGCGTCTGGACAAAGAAGGCGATATGGAGGCGTATATCGGGGAAACACGTATAGAATACGGCGTTTTCTTCCGATCCTTCAACAAATGCCTTGAAATTCACCCGATTACGGGAAAAATCACCGTAAATTACCCCGGAGTTGCAACAATTCGAGGGATTTTCAACAATACTCACGTCGATATGAAGGTTAGGGGGAACGCCTCCCCCCCTAAGGAGAAGGCCCCGGCATAATTCCGGGGCCTTTTTTCACGTCTTAAACCAAGCACCATGTCGTGTGGGGGTATCAGTCTTGGCACTGATGCCTCGTTCGAACGGCAAGACAAGCTGAGCCGTCCCATCGTGATTGACTACGAAGTCGTTAGCCTCCGCTAGAGTGGCGAATGAGACGACAAACACGTCGTCATTGAAGACCCGATACTGAAAACTCTCCGGGTTATCGAGGTCGAGTTCGATCAATTCAATCCGCAAACCCATCTTCATACTCCTTCAACTTCTGATTGAGGAACGGGATCAGGCCATCAACCTTCTCCTTGGTCCATGCTCGATTACCAACCCAGTCAATTCGACCAGTAATGGTGAATGTTGAGTGGTAGTCGGACTGGGGGTACTTGTAGAAAGGTGTTCCCCTGCCATCGTAAAGGTAGTTTGCTTCCTCATGGACCAAATCGATGGTCAGGTTCTGAACCTGCCAAGTGATCTTACTTGCCACTGGTCTTTTCCTTCTTCTTGAGGCCAAGCACCCACCATTCCGATGTGCCTGTCATGTCGATCCGCTTGTCGGTCACGAGGTCCACGTCATCCAGCATCTGGACGAAGCGTTCGAACGATACTGGCATACCACGACCCACGTCCTTCATGTGGAAGGAGTAGTCGTCGTACACGTCACGACACAGCATTTCACCGTCATCAACCCGAACGACCGTGTTCGAGTTGTCGAGGAAGGCATAGACCGAGTTATTGATCCGACGCATCTGCTCCACCCGCATGTGGTGGGATGCTGGGAAGGTGAAACCTCCCTGATCGATAACCCGACGCAGACCCTCAAGCACCCAAGCAGCAATGGCTTCCCGCTCTTCGGCCAGAATGATCTTGCCCAGTTCCTTGACCTGCTTGTCCTCTGGTACAACGTGGCTGAAATCCAAGATGCCCCAGCGACGGATGAACCCACGAGACGAGTCTCGGCTCATCGGCAGGAAGTTCGACGCAAACCAGTGGGCACACATCGGAATGAAGGTGAACCCGTCCTTGTTCTTGTACGAGGTGCGGATGGGCGAGCCTTCCACGATTTCCTTGAACGTGTTACCGGCAATGACACCGCTCTCGGGCAACTCTCCACAGATGTTAGCAGCCTTGCCCACTAGATCGGTAGGAGAGAACTGCTCGGCCCAGTGCTGCGGACCCAGAGCGGCAATAGCCGAAGGGGGCAGCAGACCACGCATCACATCGAGAATAACCGTCTTACCCGTACCTGCCCGCCCATAGAGCAGGAAGGCACGCTGATAGCGAGGGGCAATCTTGAACATCGTCACCGCCATGATCTCTTGCAAGAACATGATACGCTGAACGATGTCTGGTTCCCCGCTCCAACACGACTCCAGAAACTCTAGCCAAGCATTACACTTGGTTGCTGCATCAGGAGTGTAATTGAATGGCAGCGTGAACGTGGCTCCGTACTTGGGATCATGCTCAAGCACTCGCAGGTCTTCACCTACGAAACCGTTGGCAAAATTCAGACCATTCTCTGATACCTCGATAAGCTCGCCCTTCGCAATCCGCTTCATCACGTCAGTCACCGACTTGTAGTCGTTGTGACGCTTGAGCAATTGCGATCCCTTTACCGTCGTTGCGACTTGCAGATAGACTGCATCATCGTCAAGCGCATCGAAACAAGCTCCACCCCACTGCCAGAACTGGCCGTTGGAAAACCGGATTTCTCCGTTCCGCTGCATTTCTTCAAGGACAACCCGTGCAAGCGTCTCATGGTCTTCCCAAGTATCCTCACCATTGGCTCCCTTCTTCGCCTGCTTGTACGACTGCATTAGATCGGACTTCTTCAGGCCCAGACCCTTTGCCAAGTTCATAATGTGAGGCACAAGGCTCCGCATCTGGAACTCACTGAAATTCTCATCTGCGGCTACTTTGCCGAGTAGCTCTTCAACACGAGCAGTACACCAGTCGTCATCCGACTGGTTCTCGGCAATCTTGCCACCCAACCATTCCTTTGCCTTATTGACCGTCCAACGCTGGGAAGCGTTCTTCTCGACCAGCATCTTGATGGTCGGGTGTTCACGCTGTTCTTCAGTCAGGTCCGCATCCCAGCCTTCCGGCATGGTGCGTCCCTTCTCCAAATCCTTCAGCAGGAACTCAAGGACTTTAGCCACGCCCTTATCCGGGTCCATTTCGTCACCGACGATGCGGGCGGTGAAGTCTGTGACCCATGTGTGCATCTGGGCGATGGCAGCAGCGAGGGAAAAGTTCGCTGACTTATCAATCCCCAAAACGACGCGGGCAAGGTAACCTGCGTGCCGCACCATTTGCACGTCGCGCTCACCAGCCGGAATGATGTCGAGTGGCGCAGAACGCCCTCCCGCACCAATTCGAAAACCGGCTTTTCCGAGCAGGCCACGCAATTGGTCTTCAATGTCATCGTTCAGTTCCTCGATCTGACCCAGAACCTCCCACAGATTGGTGTTCGAGATATAGGGCTTCTGCGTATCCGGGTGGATCGAGGGTGGCATGACCATCTGGTTGCCCAGACCAAGGAACTCGCAGATCATGCCTCCGTCTTCACCACGGAGCTTGAAGTTCTTCTGACCTGACCACCTGTAGATCAGTCCCATGCCCTTCTTACCGACACGCACCCAAGGCGTTTCAGGCAGAATTTCAAGGAGCTTCTCGCACAATGGACGAGACTCAGGATCATTCTCAGGATCAAGATCGATGTCGATGGCGCACAACCCGGAAGCTGGCCCGAACGGCAGACCGATGTTGCCATTAGGAAACGAAGCCAGCCAGTGTTTTTGCAGCGCCTCGCTCGGCATTTCGGACCCGTAGGTGGACCACGAGTTGATGTCAGGCATCTTGTTGCGCTGACGGAGCGGAATGACAGGTAGTCCTGCCCCCCAGTATAGGGGAGCATACTCAGCGAAAATACCCAAGGTTAGTCTCCGACGAAAACGGGGGGCGTCTTAGCGCACGAATAATCGACACGAAATCGATTGTTAAAATTTAAGGACGTGTAGCGCATCCAGATATGTTCAAGCCAGACCCACTTCTCTTCATAGGTCTTGAGCGGAAACCAAGCAAAGATGCGATACCACTTGTTAGCTTCGATTTTGGGGGCGGGGTTCCATTGCATTATTCTGCGTCCGAAAAAGGCTGAAGCCGTTTCATGAACTGTTGACGCATATCCTCTGGCATCAAGTCATCGAGGATACCCATGATCGTGGACATGAACAGGGACAGGCGTTTGATGTTGGTGTTGCGCTCTTCCATTGTAATGAGCTTTTCGAGAAGGCTCGATTGAACCTTCATGATGTCGATCTTGTCCTTCGGTTGAAGGGTCTTGGCATTGAGCTTCAGGGTCCGAAGGTCCGAAAGCGTCTCTGCCAGTTCCTTTCCGATAACCTCGGCATTCTGGGCACCTCCACCCTTCAGCTTTGGTCCTCGTTGTCCGCCTCCTTCGGAAGCCGCAGCGGCTACCTCTACCTTGCGTTCAACGATCTTCTCGACCTCGACAATCTTCTCTACCTCCACCATCTTAGGGGCTAGGAGGGTTTTTAGATCGGCTTTGGTCTGATCGTCATACGGACAATCCTCTCGGTCGAGGTAGCCAGCGTCTAGATCAAGCTGCTGCTTGATCGTCGTCAAAGCCATCACTGGCCCTGAAGTGAGTTGGGGGTAAAAGCTCTGCATGGCGTTTCACTGCTCCAAGTTACTAATCGACGCAAGCGATTTTTCTGTACCTTTCCTTGTTATGGATAGTCCTTGACCCGTTCATAGTATTCGCATACAGGACGGCTCGATGTATAGTGAATTGCTGACTGCTTGCCTTGAACGATACGGGTCGTCTGACTCTTCTGTGGCGCTTGACCAATGGATTTGTGAGAATACCACCCTCAACAAGAAGCCATTCAACTTCAAGCAGTACCCCTTCCAGCAGGCCATTGCTGCTGATCCTCATCCCAATCTGGCATGTGAAAAGTGTTCACAGGTTGGTCTGACTGAGGTTCAAATCCGTAAGTTCTTTGCGATGCTCCGTCGAACCAGCGGACTGTCAGGCATCTTCACGTTGCCAAACGAGAAGATGTTCAAGCGTATTTATAATGGGCGTATGAAGCCCATTCTCGATTCAGACTCCATTTTTAATCCGCCAATGGCTATTCAGCCTGTCCGTCGTATGGACATGGTGCAGATTTTTGACAGCTTTGGATACATCACCGGCTGTACTGAGGGAGACGCTACGTCGATCTCGGCTGACTTCCTGTTTCATGATGAGCTTGACCTGTCTCCGAAGGATATGATCGGTCTGTTTCAGAGCCGATTGCAGAACTCGGATATGAAGGTGACACAGGCGTTTTCCACCCCAAGCTTCGTGGATTACGGTATCAATCAGTCATATTCGCACGGTGACCAGCGTGAATATATGATGCGCTGTGCGTCCTGTAACCATTTCCAAATTCCGTATTTTGATATGCGGTTTATTCATATTCCTGATTTTAAGCTGGATATTGCCAAGCTGACAGACCTGACCCCGGAGCAAATTGCTGAGCTTCCGTTGAGTGAGTCTTACGTTAAGTGCGAACGCTGTCATCGTCGCATGGATTTGAATGCTGCCGAACAACGAGAGTGGGTGGCTACCTATCCGACACGGGTTAACTTCCGTAGCTACAAGGTTCGTCCATTCTCCACTGGCCGTATTGAGCCGGGGTATATCTTCACGCAGATGTCCAAGTACCAGCAGCAGGACTACATGCGGGGGTTCTACAACACCGTGTTGGGTGAGCCTTTCACTGAGTCCTCCGCTCAGCTTCAGCGTGAAGAAATTGAACGAGCAATGTCAAAGGGGACGAACAAGACCCCGGATGTAAGCAAGGACACGCCTGTATTTCTGGGCCTCGACTTTGGTACGATCTGCCACTTGGTTCTGGGACGTGAACTTGATGGAGGCCAGTTTGAGTTCTTTCATTTTGAACAAATCCCGCTACCATCACTGTATGAGCGTATTACAGAAATTAAACGAGACTACGCCATCGTCCAAGGGTGTATCGACCGTCAGCCATTCATTCCAACCGCCAACGCTTTGCGAGACGAAAGTGCTGGTACGCTCATGCCCGTCTTTTATGCGGGCAATGCGCCAATCTCTCCTGCGCTCGATGAAACCGGAGCAGTCGATTACTATCGTGTGAACCGTACACAGGCACTGGACCGCGTTCGTACTATCATCGTAAATAATGGGGCGGTTATTTCTGGTTATGGTGCAAATAAGGAGACAGTGATCACTCATTTGCGCGACATGGTGCGTGATGAGATGCCTGAAGTCGAAGCTGTTTGGAAGAAGCTGAACGGAAACGATCACTTTTTCCATGCGATGGGATACTGTATGCTGGCTCGTCGGGTCTGTGACCACATCTATTCCCGCCAGTCGTCGGGCTTGATGTCTAATGTGATCCTGACGGGTATGGCAATCCCCGGTTCACAGGTTAGTCTTTCTCCCCGTACAATGAGCGCGGGTAAAATTGGTCGTCTGGGAGGTTTGTACTAATGGCTGGTCTTCAGGGTATTCAGCTAATTCTGCCAAAGAAGAAGGCTAAGGCAGGAGGTACCACTTCTACTCCTACCTTTCGTACCGGTCAGCCGATCCTTACGATGCCACGGTATCGTAACCATTTGGATGACATTTTTGCGACCCGAACATCGAACGATGCTCGTACTCTGATTTCGGACCTGTCGCGTCACGATAGCGATGTGTCGGCTTCGTTCTTTGCCTATCAGTCAATTTCGGGATCGGCAGATTATGTAGTCAAGGCATACGACCTGAATGGTGAGCTTTCAACAGACGGTGTACGACTGGCAAACCAGATCATTGAAAAGATGACGACGGTCACAGATTACAGTCTTGGTTTCACATCGAAGGCTGGGCTTGCTGAGTTGAATGACGATATGCGTTTCTGGACGCTGCTTCGTGGTTCTCCTGCGGCTGAGCTTGTTCTGGATAAGAAGTTTGAACCAGATAGTTTGCGTCTAATCGATATGGCGACTATTACGTGGAATGAGAAGCAAGCTGGTCAATATAAGCCAGTTCAGAAACCAACTGGTTCTAATACAGAAATCAGTCTTGATATTCCAACATTCTTCGTTGCTCGCTTTCAGCAGAACCCGACTGACGTGTACACGTACAGTCCTTTTGTTGCTGCCATCAATACGATTGCTGCTCGTCAGCAGGTTATCAATGATCTTTATCGTATTAGTCAGGTCATTGGTTATCCTCGTATGGATGTGACCGTGATGGAAGAGATTCTGTTGAAGTCGGCTCCTGCTCTTCTACGGTCGGATGCTGCCAAGACTCGTGATTTCATTGAACAGCAGATGGCTATTATCACTTCTGCTTATTCAAATCTGCGTCCTGATCAGGCCCTAGTCCACACTGATGCTGTGGAAGTAGGCATGGTCAATGATAGCAAGCCCGCTGTAACACTTCCCATCCAGAACGTGATGGATGTTTTTGATGCCCAGAATACTGCGGCCTTGAAGACCATGCCATCGGTGGTGGGTAAGAGTACCAATGGACAGGTAGCTTCGACTGAGGCTCGTTTGTTTGCCATGAACTGTGACGCCCTCAACCGGGTGGTTGCTGGAGTATGGTCGCAGGTCTTGACATTGGCCTGTCGTCTTGCTGGCTTCCAAGGAAGCATCGAGTTCCTGTTTGAGCCGGTTGAGCTTCGTCCTCAGCTTGAGCTTGAACCACAGAAGACCATGAAGTTCTCACGTTATGAGCAGGCTCTGAGCCGTGGTTATGTTACGGATGATGAGTTTCATTTGGCTATCTTTGCTCGTCCTCGTCCTGATAGTGCGCCTGAACTTTCGGGTACGGGTTTCATGGACCCCGTTAATGTTGCTTCTGTGGATGCTACGGATCAGTCTCCGAATGGTGATCCACTAGGACGGGGCATGGCTCCTGAGGGTGGAACCAAGGTAGCCAAATCAAAGTCGGTTAAGAGTGGTTCAGGTCAGCAGGCTAGTAAGTAAATTCTAAATCTGCAACTTGACCCCCTAAATCAGAGGAATAAATGCTGTGAGTCGCACCATTGGATACGAAAGTGGTAATCAGCCTACGATCCCCGTAGCTATTGCTATTGGTGATCCCAATGAAGATGCACAGTTCATCGATCAGGATAAGCCTCTTCCGGTGAAGCTGCGTAGCGAGACTACGTTGGCTGACTCCAACTACGCTATTCAGGCCAGCACAACGTATTCGAAGTTCAGTGATGGCTTCAATATGACTGGATCGACAACCTTTGATCCGGCTCGTTGGGATACGTTGCGTCAGACAGGTATCACTCTGCTTGCATCGAATGGAGCTATGGTAGCTACGGTTCCCGCTACAGCCGGAGCCGAGCTTCTGGTCGTGGGTAAGGTTGGCGCAACTATTCCATCGAACCTGATGGCGACTCTGATGGCTTCGGTTCGTAACAACACTACGCTTGTTCGTATTGGATATGTAGCTGTTGATGCGACAACTGGCGTACCAATTGTTCACGCTACGGTGCCAACCGATTTTGCTCATCGTGCTAACGTATTGTATAATGGTACAGCGGCTACATCGGTTGTGCTTGAAACAATCTCTAGCAGTTCGGCTGCTAAGCAGGTTAGTATTGGATCACAGGTAACAAGCGCAACCGCCCAAGAGATGAGCTTGGAAGCTCGTGCCGAAGATGTTACTCTTGCTACTGCTACACCTGATAGCATTGCTGCTCGTGCTGCTGGTGGTCGTGTTTCTTCGCAGGTTCCAAATCCTAATTTGGTCTATCGTCCGTTCATTTGGATTGTAAATACCAGTAACTCTGCTGCTGCTACATGGACTTTCTATCGTATCGTTTCGATGGATATTCAGGAGCTTCAGGCTGAAGTAGGGGGGGGTCGTGGCAATTCGGCGGCAAGTCAGGCTATTCCTGTAGCTGGCACCGTGACGGTAGCTAGTGGTACGGTAAGTATTGGTAATACACTTAGCTTGAACCGACAGGTTACATGGAATGAATTGGGTACTGCTCTACCTGCATCCCAAACAATTACTACGACTGCCCGTGCCCTTGGTTCAACTACATCGGGGGCTCCGGGTCAGTATTCGATTCAACGTGTTCGACTTATCGTTGATCAGGCATGTACACTGTATTTTGAACAAAGTTGGGATGGTACTACATGGTACACCGCAGCACTTCCAGCTACAGTTACACCCTCTACCTTGGGTGTTGGACAGGCGTTTGATTTTAAGACTCCGGTCATGATGACTAATGCGCGTGTTCGTGTTGTAAATGGTGCAACCGCTCAAACCATTACTCAGCTTATGACCGGTGGATCGGAGAACTAATCGTGCCAGAGAATTTTCGACCCGATATTGCTTATCTTACTCATGAGGATGGTACCATTTTTCAGGTACTGAATGAGGACGGTACGGATTGGGATGAAGCTGCTACCTTTGCAGCATTCTTCGCTTATCATCCAGAGAAGTAAATCATGAAGCGCCTAGCCCTTACTCCAGAACTTACTCAGCGCATTAAGAATGCTGTTGGTGAGGACGTTGATCCTAGTGGCTTTGCTGTGTTCGAGGCAATTGCGATCAATACTTATCCTCTTCCGGGTAAGGATGGTACGATCTTTGAGAAGGCTCAGATTTCTAGCCTGACCATTCGTCAGATGGCAGATGCTATCAATGGTGGAAATCATCTTCCTCTGATTGCCAATCACGACAAGGAAGATATTCCCAAGGGTCGTGTCTTCTACGCTGAAGTACATCTAGATGCGAGTGGGCAGGATGAGCTTCGTGTCTTGTTTTATGTGGATGCAACGGAAGCACTGACCGCTGAAAAGCTAGATGCTGGCTCGCTTGACGAGGTTTCGGTTTCATTCCTTGCAAGTCAGATTCTTTGTTCGGAATGTGACTTTGATTATCGAGGGGATGAAGCAACCTTCACTAACCTCTACGAACGTACCTGTAATAATGGTCACGAGATCGGTACAGATGGTATCCATGCTCGTCTTGTAGGCTTGGCTGTTTTCACAGAACTTAGTCTGGTTAGTCGTGGTGCGGCAAAATCAGCTAAAATTGTTGGTAAAAGTCAGTCAAAGCTCGCTGCGCCATTGCAGCAGCTTGCTGCACGAGGATTCGAAGTAGATCGCCTTTTCTTGCAGGCATCTAAAGGAGAAGAAGACGTGAACACTGATGTTCTTATGACTCAGCTTACCGATACCAAGGCGGACCTAAAGGTTTCGCTGAAGGATATTGAGACGCTGACTGCATCCAATACGACCCTGCAAGGTACAGTTACAGAGCTTACTACTCAGGTAGCGACTCTGACTGCGGACCTTGAAGCAGCAAAGGCTGATTCCAAGGTTGCCGAGCTTGAAACAGCTACGACATCGTTGACAGAAGCAAAGGCTGTCATGGTCGAAATGTACACCAAGCTGGCAACTGCTGCTGGTGAGACAAGCATTACACCGCCTGAGTCGGTCGCTGACCTGAAGGCCGGTATCGAAAAGTATCAGTCGAAGCTGACTGCAATCCTGCCTGTTGGCGGAGTTGCAAATCTCTCGAATGGTGCTGCCCCTGAGAAGGGTGCTAAGTTCCGTGGAGCTACCGGCTTCAAGGTTGGTCGATAAGAAGGAGTAACAGGTCGTGCCATACACACCTAATGCAGTCGTAACGTATCAGTTCAGTTTCGAGGACTTCACCTTCACCTACAATCTCGCAGCCACGATGACTGCGGCGGACGTGGGTAAGGCAGTTACTCAGGATACAACCAAGACAAATGCTGTTCGTCTCGCCGTTGCCGGTGAAGCGATCTTCGGTCGTCTTGAGACGTTTGAGCAGCGTACCCAGCAGGGTGGAATGTTGACGGGTGCGGTTTCCCGCAAGTTCCGTTCGAAGCTTCCAACAACTGGAACGGTCGCTGTCGGTGATGCTCTGGTCGGCTCGGCAACGCCCGGTGTCGCTCAGACTGGTGCTGCACCAACCGGTGCCCATAACAATGTTGTCGAAGTCGGCACTGGTTATGCAATTGTTGAAAAGCTGTAAGGAGTAAATGCAAGTGGCTACGCCTACCAACCTCGTTGAACTGCTGAAGACAGCCGCGCCTGCCGAGGTTGCGCTTGCCAAGCTGACTTCGGACAATCGTGCTGAGAGCCTTCAGGCTGGTCAGGAGCTTGTTGCTACGTCGAAGACGTTGGGCATCTCGGCTCGTGACTACCTTCGCCTTGGGGTCGATCCGACCAAGGGTGAGTTCGCTAACTCGGAGCTTGACGGCTACGAGACGGCTCTGATGGCTCTGAACCTGCCGGTTCAGGACAATTTCTCCAAGGGAATTGTGCTTCAGGCTGCGGCTGAGACGTTCCAGACCTTCCCCGGTGTGCGTGCGCTCTTCCCAGAAGTGATCGATGACATCGTTCATTGGAAGTATCGTCAGTCTCCGTTCGAGTCCACTGATGGTATCGTGTCTCAGACACGTAACGTCAACGGTGTCGAAATGCTGACAACCGTTATTGATGATAACGCTGAGGCGTATCAGCAGTATGGTTCGATTGCCGAGGGTGCCCGCATCCCCGTGCGTTCGATCCGTGGAAGCCAGTATTCGGTGAAGTTCTTCAAGTTTGGTGGTGGTTACGAGTGGACTTACGAGTTCGCACGTCGTGCCAGCCTTGACATCATGGCTCCGTATGCTCAGCGTCTTGAGCGTGAAATCGAGATCGGTAAGGTGGCTGTTGCTACCAACATGCTGATCAACGGTGACGCGATCTATGGTGCGGCTCCGGTGACCAGTGGTAAGGACCTCTCGGCACTGAACGGTGGTACCTACAAGCAGGGTGCAATCGATTGGGAAGTATTCCTTCGCTGGCTGGTACAGCGCGCTCAGGCTGGTACTCCTGTGGATACCATCCTTGGTAACTGGGACATGCACTTTGAGTGGCACCGTATGTTTGCGAAGCCTTCCATTCAGGCAGGTACTCCGCAGGCTGAGGTTCTCCGTCAGGCGGGCGTGAACGTGGCTGATGCCAACCCACGCTTCAACTTCAATGTGAACTTCCAAGTGTCCTCGACTGCTCCTTCGCAGAAGCTGATCGGCTTCTCCAAGGCTGACACGATGGAGGAACTGGTTGAGACTGGTTCGGACATCGAAGAGTCGCAGCAGGCCATCGAGAACCAGAAGGTGAAGTACGTCAAGACAAAGAACAACGGTTACCGTCTCATCTTCGGTGACACTCGTTCGATCCTTGACCTTTCGCAGACTGCGTAATAGGGAGAAGGCCCCCAGTCGGGGGCCTTCTTTTTTAGGAGATAGATTGTGGACAGCACTACAAGCGTACCAAAGATCAAGGTTGAGACTGTTGGTGATTTCATGCTTCAGGACCCGGCTACCCTTGAGGTAGTTGAGGCTTTTGGAGTCAGTGAGGTCAGCAAGACGCAGTTCATTGAGTCGGCTATCGAGAGTGGCCGTCTTAAGGAAGCAGGCGGTGACGCGGCTGAGAAGCCGGATACGGCCCCTACGGATGGTTCTGAACAAGCTGTGAGTGATGAGCCTCGTCGTGTAGAAAGCGATGTTCCGAACTCACTGAATACTCGTTCCAAGAAGAACTAAGCTGTGCTTGAGGGTTCGCCCTTCGCCCACGAAGTTGATTTCAGCACCGGTCTTCCGACCGGTGCTGTTGTCTATTCGGTGCTAGGCAATGATAATAAGCCCATCGCTGGATATGAGGGACGTACTGTCACGCCTACCGCTGGCGCTATGAGTATTACCCTGTTGGTTCCTAGTAGTGTGAACATCTGTAACAAGCCTCTGTTTGAGGTTCGCACTCTTACATGGACCTATGTTACTGCGTCTGGGGTAGTCACAGGTCGCACCCGTTATCGCATTGAGAAGCTCATTCCTTTTCCTGTAACAGAAGAGGGTGTTCGAGCTAAGCTTGGTGTTGAGGAACATGAGGTAGAAGACAACGCTATTGACCTGTTGATGGCCTATGCCTCCCTCACTGATCAATTTGATCTTTCTCCTTATGAGAACCAAGGCAGCTACAGCAGCTTGATTGTTCTCAATGCAATTGAGGCACAGGCGGCGCTTGATGTTCTGCCTTCGCTACAGCTTGCGGTTGCAAAATCTGAAGATAGTGGTACGAACAAGTATCAGCGGTTTACAACCGTAGATTGGTCGGGTTTGGCAGATAGCCTTAGCCAGTCCGTATCTCGTCTTCGTATCCTAGCTGGGGTTGCAGACGATGTATCGGTAGCTCCGATCTTTCTTACGATTGGAAAAACTACTGACGCTCTAACCGGAAATGACTACGCAAGCTAATGTTCGATCTTGAAAGCCTGTATAAGTCTCTGATCCGTAATGTTCAGGAGACAATTGAGGTCGTCAAGGCGGCTGGTATCAGTACGACGCTTGAGTATTACGCATGGGACTCTCGTGGTGAAGCCGCAGAAGCGGACCATGCTGACCTGATTGGTCTAGCTGGATGGAGTTTCAAAGAAAATGGTGGACTGTGGGAGGTTCGTTCTGGACTTACCTTGTCCACTTATAATGATATTAACCTCTTTCGTGAGATCAAAATTCTGAACGTGATCCATGATAAATGGGGTGAAGGTTGCAAGGTACCGATGGTTGATAAGGAAACCGGTATCGAATTTACCGAGATGGTTGTATCAGATTTTGATATGCTCCCCGGTGGCGGTGGTGCGGAACAACGTAACTATCGCCCTATCGGTATTGAGCTTCTGCGCACGAGCAGCTAATGGCTCGGACACCCTATACCATTAACTTCCGATTTGTTGGTAATGCTCAGTCGCAAACGGCTCGACGTTCTGTAAATTACCAAAACAGTCGTGATAGTCGTGGACGTTTTCAAAAACTCCAAACGATGTTCAATACGATCATCGAGGATGTGGCACTGAATACGGCTGATCGCACTTATAAGAATGCGAAGGCATCCCTTGAAGCAGGCGTAGAAGCAGAAATCCAGAAGGAGCT